TGCTTGCATAATATTGTGAAATATGTACTGGCTGTGTAGAGCTTGCAAGCGGACTTCCTACATATAAATAATTTATGCCACTAGTTTCAGAATTTGAAAAAGTTGCTTGATATTGACCATTTAAATAAATTTCAAAATCATTGGGATTTGTAGTACTGGATTTTCTAATAGCAAAATAATACCATGTGTTTGCTTGAATTGTTGTTGGTCCAAAATAATTATTTACTGTACTGGTTCCAAGTCTTACATGTAATCTTGATGGTGCAGCAGTAAATCCAGAACCTGTAACATAAAGTCCTGCTAACATATTATTCATACCAACTATTCCAGCAGCAGTTGCGCTTGTTCCAGTTGGTAATGTTGGAAACATAAACCATATACCTAAAGAAAAATCTCTATCTATTATTTGAGATACAGACGCTGCTGGAGTTGAATTTCTCATTCTGCTGTTGTTGCCAAATAACCAAGACCCAGTTTCAGTATATGGACCAACACTACTATATGCTATAGTTCCTGTAGTAGTGTTTGTTGTTATATTTGTTGACGCAAGATTTGGATTAATGTACCAAGGAATGGTTGCTGCAAATGTTATGTCAAATGGTTGATAAACTCCAGAATCTGATGATGTATTTGTAACTACTTGTATTATTTTATCTCTTAATGCACCCATAAAAAAAGACTACGCCACAAAGGACGTAGTCAATTCACCCACCTTCAAAAATTCTGGATTTATTGCAGAAATACTATGTCCATTAATACTAATTGTATTAAAAGTGTGCAGGCAGATAGTTTCAACATTGGCAACAACGTTATATAGGATGGAGGTTGAAACTGTGACATTACCAATGGTGATGACCACACCTAAAGTTAATGTCTCTGCCTGCACAACTGTATTCATTAGGCTACTGTGATCCTAACGATTCCTGTAGCATCCCAAGTAATGGTGAAGTTACCATTGCTTGATGATTGGTCTGAACCAAAGTCAACATATCCAATAAGTGGACGTGTTGCATTTGTAGCAGGTGAAGCATCATAAACTACTGCATAACGAGCAGTAATTGTAGATGAAGACCATGTTACATCATCAGCATCAAGTGTAATAACATTTGTAGATGAGTTGTAAGAGTTAGTCTTATTTGCAAGAGTGATTCCACCCTGTGTATAACCTGTTCCAGTTACTTCAGCAGCAACAACATCATCAAAATAGTTGTGTGCATCCTGATCTGGAGTGTATGAATTTGATAGGAGAGCTACCTTAATGGTATCTGTATCCCAGTCAATTTCCTTATTTAGTGCTTGCTGTAGGAACTGTCCGTATAGTTTACTTGGCATGAGCTATTACGCTCCTGTCTTTTCAACGATTGCGAATGCGCCTGCGTCAGCAACTGCAAAACCACGACGAATGCGAGTCTTAAGCAAGACGCCATCCTTTGAGAATTCTGCATCACGAGAAACGACTGATTCTACTCCACCACGAATACCATTGATAAGCATCTGACGGTTACCGCAGATGAGCAATGCGTTTCCTGTTGGTGAATCTGTAGCAGCAGCAGAACGAGCAGCACCATAAGAAATTACCAATGGATATCCAAATAGAGATCCTGGTGTTCCTGCTAGTGGATCTGGTAGAACTAGGTCATTGTTTCCCTTGACCATTCCACGAATTTCCTTTAGCATCTTTGGGTGTGCCATCCATACTGTATTTGCAGCATCAAACTTATCTGATGCCTCAACAGCACCAAGTGCTGCATTAAGATCTCCGTATGAAAGATCTCCAGCAGTTGGGATTAGGTTTGCTGGTGCATCATTTGCAACCGCTGTCAAAAGCGATGTATATGGTGCATCATCATTACCTGTCTGAACTGCATAAACGCCAAGTGTAGCGTTGTCAAACTTACGTGCCCAACGAGATGCCCATTCACGCTTATAGGTGTTTAGTACATCAACGAGTGAGTCGTTTACATCTTCTTCTGAGATGTGCATAATCTGTGCATACTTACGTGCTGTAAGAACTACTTCATCAAGAGTAGCAACTGCTTCTGGAATGGTGTTACCTTCAGCAACAACATCTGGAGCATCAGCCTTGAAGCGTGGCACAGTCTTTGTACGAGATGCCATGGATTCACGACGAGCAAATGCCTCAACTGCAGAATTAGCCAAGAGATCTTGGATTACTGCAGAGCCTTGCTCTTCTAGAATATAACCATTGGCTTCTGTTAAATCTGTTCTTGCCATGATATATTATCTCCTTAAGATAAATTTTAGTATTAAATTGTAATTAAATTGTAAGAATCGTCCGATTCACAACATGAAAAGCAACGTCCATTGCTATAGTCATATTATATCATTATTCTTATAATTTGCCCAGTATTTTACGTGCCTGTAGCTCAGTTGCGCTTATTCTTGTATTTACAACTGCACTTGCAGCACCATCAGCCTGCCCCCCAACACGGAGTTTGGCATCAAAAACCTCTGGAAAGTTATTTTTTAGTTCCTGGAATTGTTTATCAAATCCAACAACATTATATTCTTCATCAAATTCAAGTTCATTAAAATTAATAAACTTAAATAATCTTTCAGAATCTTTAAATCCTTGTTTTTCAAACTCAGATTTAATCTTTTCACGAAGAAGTTTGCCAGAATACTCAGCAACTAGCTGATCTCTTGTATTTAGATCATTTTCTAGTTTTTCTTTTTCTTCTCTAAACTTCTTTGCATCATTTTTAGCACGATTTAAAGCATCAAGGACAGCTTTAGGATCCTCAATCTTTATTTCTTGCTCTACCGCCTCAGTTTGTGGCTGAGTTGTTTCCGTCTGTGACGTTTCCATTTGTTGCCTCCATCATTACGTTATTTGTATTTGTGTTTTGTGATAAATCGGTCAAAGAATCTTCTCTAGCTGCTATTTCTGCTGCTAAATCAGGATCATATCCCATTTCTATCAAAACTTGCTCTAGTGATACGCCAACAACACGCTTCTTAACTGCAACTTCCCATGCATCAAGGCTGTCCATTGACTCTAGGTTATTCCATTTTACAGTAACTGCATTGTAATCTGCAACTCCTTCTATACGAAGAATAAATCTTGCTAAATCTTGCCAGGTGCTGCCAAATGTAATTTGACGATCTTGAACCTTCTTAAGTAGTGGTGCTTCTGCTGTACGCAATGCCTCACCACTTGGAACATTTCCTGTCTTCTCAAAATAGTGAAGAGGTGTGTTTGTAATTGATGCCATTGAACGTACAAAGTCTTTTACAGGCTCTGTAAACACCTTGTGATCTGCTGGAGAGAATTCCCCAACCTTACTGACACCCTTGAGATACCAAAGCTCTCCAGGACCGTTCTTAAGCTTTCCAATATTATCTTCTGCTGGTGCATCATCATCAAAGTCTTCAAATTCTGCACTATTTCCACTATCAGAAAGTGCATAACGCTGTGGGGCACCTTGATAATCAACAGTTGTCATGTGTGTTACAACCAACTTGTTAATTGCATCCTGTGGACCCATTGCATCTGCATGTTCTGGACGACCATATTGCTTAGATGTACGGAAATGGAATACTGGAACTTCGCCCCATGGATTTTCAATTGTTTCCATAAGCATAAAACCGCCTTCAGAAACAATATTCTCAATTTCTCCAAACATCCAATATTTTTCAATACGATCTGGATAATACATATTCAAACGAGCTATTTTCTTTGTATAATCATTTGGATCTTCTGTTTGCCACAATTTTGCAGCATATTTCTTTTTTCTAGGATTTTCATCATCATAAATTACGACAGTTGTTAATGGTGAATTGTAATCAATTGTAATCTGTCCTTCTTCATCTGTCCAAACAATTGCATATGCGTTTCCATAGACAAGGGCACGACGATGAATCTCATCAGCATCAAAATCCATGTCATTCATTTCCCAAATATCAGCAAATTGTTGATTTACCTCAACACTTGGTGTAATAAAATTAGATATCTCTAATCTATTCAATACAGAATCAACTACTGTTCTAGTAAAATTAAATCTAAAATCAGTACCGCCGTATTTTTCAGCATTTGTCAATAGGCTATACCAACGCTTGCTAGGAAATACCTCTGACTGAATTCCTTCATAATATGCTTCTGCATTAAGATAATATGATCTGCGATCTGTAATCATCTCAATGGCTTTTTTCATGTCATTATTAAACATTTGCGCTCCTTAAATAATTGACCTGTTTTGCTTCTACCTTTACTACTTTGCTATCCAAGAAGTAAAGTACGCCAGAGACGACAGAATCTAGTACGTCTTCGTGGTTTAACTTTGGAAAAGCATACATTTGTTCTTCCAAAACTGGAAAATGGGTAGAATGTCTAACTTTTCCTTGCTGGTAAAAATTCAAAGCCTTGCCAGCACGAATTTGCTTGGATAAACTTTGATTTTTTGATCTGTATTTAACTGGAATAGCCTTAAATACATCTTTCCATAAGTCTCCACCCTGATTTGTTTCAACATATAGGACTCCAACATCAAAATTACTAACTAATGATGCAACCCTATCTGCTAATTCAGATGGAGACATTTTTACTTGCTCCGCATGACGAACATAAATGTTCTGCTTGCCTAGCTTATCTACTCCACGAGACAATATTGATATGCCTGTGTAGTCAGAAACTTTATTTTTTGTAACCGCTGGGTCTATAGAAAGAATAGTATTTCCATATTCTTCAGCTTCTTCAATAATTAAATCTTGGTTAGTCCAGAAAGTTCCATCTGTATTTACTGGTTTATTCATGTAGTTCTTTGCAAAATCACGAAGATGACGTTGAGACTGTAACCATTCAAGCGGCCACTTCTCTTCCCAAACAGATCTTTCGCTGCCATTATCATTTTGCATAATTGCTGGATAGTAATGAACTTTAACATTTTGCTCATCAATCCATTTTAGTTCTGGATCACTATAACCTTCTGCATATTTTCTAAATTGATCCATTACAGAGTTAGGCATGGTGGTAGTTCCAACAAATATCATACGAGCATAAATGTTCATAGGGGCTATATCGTCAAATACCGTATTCTTTTGTTGTCCAGCCTGATATTCAGAATAATTCTTTTCGCCCTTTTCAATATCATCCAAAATAATAAGATCAGGACGCTGACCAAATACTTTTTTACCTAAAGAGTTAGTATCAATACCATTAGCATCAAATATAAAATCATTGCTTTGAATAATACGCCAAGAATTGGAGGCCATAGCCCTTCCGCTACTGGCAACAATTTTCGGCTTGCAAAGTTCTGGATAATCTTCTTGCAACAACTCATTTGATTCCAATTCATTTTTAAATGTCATTAAATGTGTTTCAGCCTGAGACGCAGCATCAGAAAAGGCAGCAATAAACTTAACATGCCCATGTGCAGCTGCCCACATAGGTAAAATAAGAAAGATCCACGTAGACTTACCACACTCACGTGGGGCAATGAACGCATCTCTGTTCTGCTTGGGTCTTGAAAGCGGGGAGATCCAAGATTTTCCATAGTCAGCCAGGTCTACGTGGAATTCTGATAATGTAATTGTTCCTTCTGGATTTTTTAAATGATGAGGCAAATAAGTCAGAGCAAAAAGCATGGGGTTATATTTGGTAAGCTCCCTACGCCCCTCTGATATTTTTAATAAATCAATAGGCACATCTTTTATTAAATCAGTTTCC